TAATAATCTTACGACTATTATTGGTTATGATGGCTACCTTGCCCACTCCCTCGCGTCCGAAGAACGAGGATGGTGAACAAGGCGCCCCGCGACGTTGTCGCGCGTTCCGAGCTCGGACATCTAAGTATGTCCGCCGCGCTCTTGCTGACTGGGGGTACGTCTTTGGACGTCCCGCCCCCAACTTCTCCCTATCTGGCGACTGCTTAGAACAGAGTCGCCAGGTAAAGAAGCTTCTAGGTTCCTGCCCGAGTAACGACCATAAGGAAGTTATGGCCTGGCAGTCCATCAAGAAAGGTCTTCCGGACTCATGCGGATGCATGATTGGTCCTTTGATGGAGAAGCTTGTGGAGGGGGTTCGTCGACCTAGACGTCAACTCCCCGTCGGTTACCTGCGATTTGTAGCTCAGCAAACGTCCCGTCTTTTCTCGAAAGGATGGGATCTGGGCTACGAGGAGCAGGTTCTCCTCACATCTCCGCCGCTTAGCGCAACGACAGATTCGACTCGTTCCGAGGGAGGCGCATTAGGTACCGGGATTGATCATAGTTGTTTCCTTACGGAAGCTCTTGATGGTCCTTCTCGGCCTGATCGCCCGGCCCCGGAAGCCGAATTGATTGTCGTCCAGTCAGCTGGGAAACCTCGTCCTCTGACGAAGTTCTCATCCGACGAGCTTCTTCTCCGGCCACTTCACAAGACGATCTACAATCACCTTTCGAGGTGCAAGTGGCTGTCTCGAGGCGACGTGTCGGACGAGAAACTTGCGAAAGCGGGGTTCCACCAGGGAAGGGGTATCCTCACATCGGGCGACTACGCTTCGGCCACCGACAATTTGTCGATCGAAGTCGCAGAAGTGATCCTGGGTACTATCCTTGCCTCTTCCACCGTTCTTCCTGCTTCTGTCACCGAGAGGGCAATGCAGATTCTCCGGCCGATCCTTTATTGGGTCGACGGTCCGTCTGGTTGTCCTCTCTCGTCGAAGAGATATGTCGGTCGTCCTTCCATCGGACAGATGATGGGCTCTTACCTCTCTTTTCCTCTGCTTTGCCTGCAGAATCGTATTGCATACTTGTATGCGATGCGATGCTCAGGGCTCAGCTGGAAAGAGACGGTATCAGCCCCCTGTCTGATAAACGGGGACGACATACTGTTTCAGTCGACGAAAGAAGCGTCGGACGTGTGGATGGGGAAAGTCGGGGAGTTGGGGCTCGAGGTCGAGCGAACAAAGACTTCTGTGGACGGTGAGTACGGTTCTTTGAACAGTACTCTGTTACGGTTTGTAGGTGGCTACCTTCGGGTCGTGCCTACATTGCGTTTCGGCCGTCTACGGTCGTCTGAGTTCGTGAACTCACTTGGCGGGGAGTTTTCCTTGTTTCTTTCAGGTGTTGCCAGTAACCAGCGTTTCCGCGCCGGGTTGGTCTGGTTCCGCTCAAAACTTCGCTCTTTGCGGTCAACTAGATTGACTCTTCATGAGCTCGGTTTCCGAGGGACACTTGCTTGGAGACTTGGAGGACTCTTTAAGTTGGCTCTTTTCGATCCTGAGCCTGTTCTGGTTCCGTCTCCGCCCGTTGGGCATGGGATTACTCTCTCTTCTGAGGAGTTTTCTCGATTGCCGGAGGAGGAGACGACAGCAGAAATCCGCCAAATGGCGGCGAGGGAGACGGCAGCGTGGAAGTTCACTTTGGACTTTTCTTGCTGTCGTGTCAAGGCAGCGCTACGGTACTGTCTTGCCCTCTCCTCCATTAGGAGGGTTGAACCTGTTTGTGGACCGGTTCGCTCCGTGACTTTCCGTGGCTCCCAGTTTTCTGGGACTAGGTTGAGTGATGTGAATCGGCGTCGGAGGCTGGAGAGAGAAGCCTTCGAACAACCGCGAGAAGTTGGTGTGCGGTCCGTTGCGATTCCCGATCGCCTACTGTTTGATCAGGACAGTTTGCTTCGAGAATCGGAACCCCCCCCAGCGTATGGGTGTGGTTGGTCTGAGTGCCAAACCGCACGGAACGTCGTCGGGCCCGCTATGGACGATAAGAAATAGTGGGTGTTAAACCCGAAAAGTGAGAGTGGTTGCACAGCCAAGAGGCTTGTGAGGAAAGCCTGGGCCCCCTACCTTCTGTGGTAGGATAAGCCGCGTATTCCCGCACTAAGCGATTTGTTATGACAATAGCAATGAAAAGACCTTGCGCTTCAGGTCATCGTTGGGGAGCGTGGGCCCAGAT